AGCCTAGAGCTGTGCCCCAAGTAGTAGGATCAGTTACAGCCCAGTTACCATTACCATAGTTATGGGAGTCTGCTGCATATTGGTAGTTAGCATACTTATTAACAGCTCCAGGACTAGAGTCATAATTGGACTGGCTAGCTACACTGTTCATCAATTCGTCATATGAAGACATGTTATTTTCCTATAGATTAAAATCTGCCCATTATGTTACCAGGAGCACTTTGTACTTGTGGTTGAGTTTGCATGCTATGCTGAGCGGCTGCTGCTAACTGACGATCAATCCAACGCTGGAACTCTTTAGCATCTGCCAAGTTAACAACTGCTTTAAAGCCCATAGCAGTAGCACCAGCTACTTCAGTTTTGTAACCTTCCTGATTAGGTAAGCCAAAGCCTTTATAGTTCATGTACCTATTGTTATGCGCAGGCACAGCAGCAAACATGGAGTTACCCCCAACAATAGCCTCTTGGTAAGTAAGAGTTTTATCCTTGATAGCCTTAATCACCATTGACTTAATTTGATCAGGGTTAAAGTCTTGTAACACACCACTAGCTAAAGCAGGTGCTAATACCTTCTGACCAAAGGCTGAGTTAGCAATGTCAGGAATAGCAGCAATTACTGGTAGTGGAGGAGCTTTATAGATGTTAGTAGCGTCTCCAAATTTGATGTTAGATTGTTGTGCGCCTGCACCTGTAACTGCCAGATAACTAGCAGCAGAGGAAACACCTTTAACATCTGATCTGTCAGTAAGTACTTGCTTGCCATCAGGAGATTTAATTATTTCCCCACCAGCAGCACGCTGTACACTAGATACCAACCAATCTTTTAATGCTGCCTGATGTGGAGCCAGTGGAGCACTAGTGTTCATAATCATCATACCAGACTCACCAGCAGAGTCACTAATTACTGGGTGATTGGTAGTGAGAGTGTTAAGACCAACTCGTAAGTAGTCCTTAGACTCTGGGTTAAACTTCATCATCATTTCCAACTTGTTAGCAGGAACTCCTGATAAGTCTTTACCTAATACAGCAGCACCATCAACAAAGACTTTCATCATTGTTTGCTTATCTTGTTCTGCCAATTGATCTTTCTGGAGACGTAACATACGATCTTCAATAGCAAGATTATTCATTGTCTTCTGCTGAGCGAACTGTTCACGAGCCATTTGCATACGTGCTCTATCGTTCTTAATATTCTCACCAGTCTGTGCATTGATAAGTTCTTGCTGACTCATACTATCTAACTCAGCAATGCCACGCTTATCCATACCTAGGGACAGCAATCGTTGCTTGCCAATATCAGCATCCAACAGATCTCTAGTACGATTGAGAGTAGCATCCAATTCAACTGTAGATTTAACTGCACCTAACGCATTGTTAGTTTGCACAGCTTGTTGAGTAAAAGATTGCAACTCAGTTACACGCTTACTAATAGTCTGTGCTGTAATACTAGCAGCTTCAGCTGATTTAACACTAGGCTCAAGATCAAACTGTGCTGCTACCCAGTTGATAGGATCATCTAAGAATCTAGCATTGACATTTGATTCCACTCGCTTAGCTGCTTGGATAGAGTTATCAGCAGCAACTCTTAATGCTTTACCATAATTAGTGATAGCCTCAGTACTATCGTTCATATTAGTACCTACAGCACTAGCAGCAGCGAAGTTGTTCTGAGCAGTTTTCTGTTGACGAAGTAACTCACCCTGTTGCATAAGCACAGAGTTATCTTTAGCAGCCTCCATTGACTTGATAACATCAACAGAGGTTCTTCTTTCCTCAGCTTGTATGGACTTTACAACTTCACTGTTCTGTTTGATCTCAGTGTTACGTCTATCCAACAATCTCATCAACTCATCATTATCAATAGTCATTTTATTCCCCTAACATAGATGGGTTAAATTCGAATTTTCTAGCAACAGTCTTAGCAATTACCCAGCACAATGATCTGCCAGTATAGTACACTGCGTGATCAATGAATGATGGTGCCAAGTAGTGACCAGCAGGGAAAGCAGCAATGTGTTTAACAGCAGCTGTAACTATGAACTTAAGCACACGACTCACTACACTAGATGGATGTTTTCTCATGTACTTAACTGCAGGCACCGCCCAGATATAATATCCAGCACGTTCTTTCATACTATAGAACTGGAAGTTCACATGACTCTGGCGATGCAATCTCAAGTCCATCTTACCTTGTGCAAGGAGTTCAGTGCACAAGATAGTACCACCTTTAGCTTTAGTAGCAGTAGCTTGTGTCTGTTGTTGCTGGTTAGATGTTGCAGTCTGGAACAGATCAGTTGTAACCTCACCCTTGTTATTAGTGGCAGTGGACTGGCTAGCACCGATAGTATTAGTACCTGCACTAGTTGTGGAACTTGCACCAATGTTCTGAGTAGACTCACCTGATGTGCTGCTAGACTGGCTACTTGTAGAACCACCAATATTCTGAGTGTTGCTAGTAAGTCCAACAGATCCACCAATGTTTTGATAGTTAGTGGAGCCACCAATGAGTTGAGTTACATCCACACCACCAATGTTCTGCACACTACTGGAAGCACCTGTTACTTGGCTAGAGTTAGATCCACCAATAGACTGGTTAGTAGTAGAGCCACCGATATTCTGAGTACTATTAGTTGCACCAATCAGTTGCTCACTAATGGTCTTACCAACAGTAGTTGTAGAGTCAGAGCCACCGATGTTTTGATACCCACTAGTAGCACCAATGTTCTGTGTATTTGTGGAGCCACCAATGTTCTGAGTACCAGTCTGTGAAGTAGTGCTAGCACCAACTTTACTTGTGCCTTGAGTAGCACCAATGTTCTGAGTGCTAGTTGTTGACCCAATGTTTTGAGTGCTATTGATAGCTCCCAAGTTTTGAGTAGTACTAGAGCCACCAATATTTTGAGTGCTAGTATTACCACCGATGAGTTGAGTAGTCTCACTTGCGCCAATGTTTTGTGTGCTAGTATTGCCACCAATATTCTGTGTACTGCTAGTACCACCGATATTTTGAGTACTTGTACTTCCACCGATATTCTGGGTACTAGTGCTTCCACCAATATTTTGATAGTTGGAAGTAGCACCAATGTTTTGAGTTGTATTGGTTGCACCGATGTTCTGAGTTGTAGTACTACCACCAATTAACTGTTGAGTCTCTACATCACCAAGAGTGTTAGTAGTCTTTGCTCCACCAATCTTCTGGGAAGTAGTACTACCGCCGATAGCTTGTGAACTTGTAGATCCACCAACTGTGCTAGTACCACTTGTAGCACCAATGTTAGTAACTTGGTTGCCACTGCTTGTGCTGGTACTGCCACCGATGTTAGTTGTGGAGTTATTGAAGCCACTAGTAGCACCGATGTTTTGGATGTTATTAACAGCTGCAATATTCTCAACTCTAGTGTTAGTGCTACCTGATGTTGTGCCACCAATAGTATTAACTGTAGCAGCGCCACGAACAGCAACCTCACCAGCAGTACGAGCTATCAGATCATTCACAAGCAATGTCTTAGCTGAGGAGTTGTAACCACCACTGGCATTAGCGCCACTAGTAACTGCCTGCAAGCCTTTGTTACCTTCAAGGATCTGAGCCACCAATCTATCAGTAGCAGTCTGAGTCAGCATTGTTTGTGACACATCAGTTCTACCACTAGTGAATGCACTGTTAATATCAGTAGTTGTGTTCTGTCTGGCTTCAGTGGTGCTAGTGTTCTGTGACGCCGCAGTACCAGTGCTGCCAGTTTGAGTGTTAACCGAGCCAGAGTTTACAGTTGTATTGTTTTGCGCGGTATTATTCTGGGAGGCTGCGGTTGCATTAGTGTTGGTGGAACCAGAGTTAGTAGTAACGTTATTGCTACCGCTGTTAATGAGTTCATTAAGACTCCCTGAAGTTTCGCTTGTGTTAGTAGAACCCAGCACCTTGTTGACATTAACACTGCCACTATTGATACTAGTATTTTGTGAAGCAGCTGTGCCTGTAGTATTTACGGACGCAGCAGTGCCCCCAGTATTCTGGGAACCTGAATTGACATTGGTGTTAGTACTGCCACTGTTACTTGTAGTATTAGTGGAGCCTGCTGTGTTCATAGTGTTGACACTGCCACTGTTCACATTGGTGTTAGTGCTACCAGCAGTGCTGCTTACATTTGTGCTACCACTGTTGACATTAACATTCTGAGAGCCACTGTTGATGTTAGTATTGGTAGTTGCAGCTGTGTTGTTAGTGTTAACTCCACCACTGTTAGTGTTAGTGTTCATACTTGCCAGCGTACTATTGACAGTCTCATTGCCACTGTTAACAGTCATTGCGTCAGTAGTGTTAACAGAGCCACTATTAACATTAACATTCTGGGAAGCATTAGTGCCTGTAGTATTCTGTGAACCAGAAGTACTTGTAGTGTTAGTGCCACCAGAGTTAGTGGTAGTATTCAATCCACCTGAATTGCTGCTTGTGTTGACTGAGCCACTAGTAACAGACTGATTGTTTGAGCCAGAGTTACTAACATTGACAGTATTGCCTGAGTTGCTAACTGTGTTAGTAGACGCGCCTGTGGAAGTCTTGTTAGTACTGCCACTTGTGCCACCAGTGTTCTGTGATCCAGAGTTAAAGTTCAGCCCTGTGTTGGTATTAGCAGAACCAGAGTTGGTGGTAGTTGCATTGGTGTTAGAGTTGTTGCTAGTAGTGTTAGTTGACCCTGAGTTTAACACAGTGTTTACAGTACTATCTGTACGTCCTGAGTTAATAGTGTCAATAACATCAACCGAGCCACTCGTAGTTGAGTGACCTGTCTTGGTTTCCTCAGAACTACCAGACTGTTTCGAGTTGTTCTTATTGGCTTCTACTGATGCGCTAAGACCGAATAATGCCATGATGTGCTCCTAATTATTTACTTCCATTGTTGACTGGTGGGATTAGTGGGTCTGCTTGCATCTTACCTCTGAAGAAGCTAGCGACACCTAATATACTACCCCAAGCAATCCATATAAATTCTGGTACTACTGGTGGTGTTATCTTAAGCAAGGGTAATATGAAATAGCATCCGAAGATAGTAACACCAAATAGATAGCCATTGAATGGGCGCCAAGTGTAAGTAGCCCAATGCTCACTAGCTGCTTCTGCTTGCATAGTCTTGTTGACTTCCATAACTACTGAAGCATTCAAGGCTTCTATCTCAGCAAGGTGTTTGTACCCTAACGCTAAGCAGTGAGCTTTGTATTCCATTTCAATCTTCTGGAGTTCTACAACCTTCTCAGGATTGCCAAGCATTCCAGATACAGTAGCAGTTACAGCCTCAGGAGATACTCCTAACTTGGAGGCTACAAATCCTGCAACTCCTGCACCTAGTGGACCTCCTAATGCTGTACCTATCCAAGGCAGTACTGACTTAATGATATCCATATTCATGTTACTTCTCCTTAGGCTTTGGTGTTTGCTCAACAATAGTTAACAGCTTGGTTAACATAACCAGCTGGTCTGTTTGCTTGCTATTGATACTGTCAATCGTAGTCTTTATAACTTTATTCTCTTCTTGAATACGAGTGATCTTTTCATCCTGATTAGTATTGACGTTATCAATGCTGTTAAGTTTGATAGCACCAATGGCTACTAGCCCAAAGACCCATATAGCAGTCTTGGCTACTCCAATCCATTTAGTGATAGTATCAATGTTAGAGTTTCCAGCAGAGTCTAAAGTTATATGGGTTTTAGTAGTCATGGCAGTAGATGAAATTAGTTAATGGGAGTGCCCGTAGAGGTTGTTAGTCCAGTAGCATAGTTACCTGATTTTAGTAAGGATAACACTTGACCTCTTGGCTTACCGCTAAGGATTGCAAACGATATGTGTATCCAAGTATGTTCAAGAATTAACTGATCAAACTTAATAAGATCTTTATTAGCTACTAGGATCTTACACACTTCTGCTGGAGTGCCAGCTGTAGGACATACCCAATCTACTGCCTCACCTTTAGTGTGCTGGCTACTAGGCTTAGACCCTACTGCTAGGTTAACCTCTGGGGAACGATACCAAGAATTAATCTTGATACGCTTACCTAATAGCTTGCGTACTACTTCCATGTGAGCAGCAGTCTTGAGAATAACTTCAAAGGTTGCATTGTCTGGAGTGTTGTCAAGTTTAAGTGCTTTTGCTGTATCACTCTTAGTTGCTTCAGCTAATGTAAAGTGTGGGCTTAGAAGAAAGGCAGACATAATAGTTCCTATAGTTGTACAAATGGCAGGGATATGTTGGAGATAAGCTCAGTGGAAGTTAATGCAAACCCTAGGCATTGATTAGTTTTACCTACACCAACAGGCTTAGTAGTTGTGACATCCCCACCAGAGCTATCGGAGAGATAGTAGTAACTTCCTACAGTTAGCCCAGTTAATAGGTTATTGTTACCAGTGGTTATAAATATCCCCCAATCACCAGCAGCGATTGTGTTCAGGGAATAGCCTACAGCAATCTTGGTGTTATTGGCGGCATTAGCTTTCTGTACCTTACAGAGTCCAGCATCCAGCACTACTGAGACATATTGCCCAGCTGTAATTGCTTCCAGTGCTTTAGCTACAAAGCGAGTAGAGTCACTAAGGATCTGTTGGTTAATATTGATAGCATTATAGATACTCCTGAGTTCATCAAGAGTAGCTAAGTCTGCATGGAATGGTTGTGCTGGTAGCCCAGAGTTAATAGAGTTGTTAGCCATTATCTTACTGCGCCTCCATCAGTAAATTTGAGTTCCAGTGAGTGCAAGTTAAAGCCACCTGATACAACTAGTGAATGGTTAATACCAGATATATTACTATGATACCTGCGGTAGGTACCTACAGAAGTAGCAAGCACTGCAGCACTAGGAGTAGCATTAACCCCATCCAGTGTAGTTAACCAACTCACAGTGATAGTACTGTTGGCACGGATACTTTCCAAGTGTGCTTCCTGCATGGTAATGAATCTATTTCTGTCCATCTGATACTTACCAAGTACTACAACACCATAAGAGATACTGGTATCATATGCCATAACTGTAGCATATACAGTGCCATTTGCCTGCACCATAGCTACAGATCTGCGAGGAGTTTCAATAACAACTGATGATGGATATGTAAAGTCAAAGCAATCAGCATGATCTATCTTTAACTTACCCCAGCGAGCTAGTGCAAAGTCATACAAAAGTGCATGAGTTAGAGTACTGATGCCATAGCTAAGTATAAGATAACGATTACCAATCAGTGTAATCTTCTTGCGCATAGGTGAGCCAAGAGTTACCTGTGTGAATAGATTGGTAGTTTCATCAAAGTCTTCGAACTGGCTACCTGCCAAGAAGTCAGTAACTTGTGGGAATATAACACTGCTATTTTGCATGGAGATTTCCTGCAAGCCAGCTGTGGTATATGCATAGTGGTTAGTACTGTTGCCATCGTAGGCTACAAGAGATGCAGAGCTTAAGCCACCAGCGCCAATAACTTCTCTAAAGGAGAATGGAAATTGTGCGTTGTTAGTGAACTGTGCTGCTACCGCATTCTTCTTGGTATATACAATAAAACCATTGTTCTGAGGCAGGCAAGTAACAATAGTACCTTTGGACTCTTGTACACCTTGTGATCCAGCACCTGTAACTAGGGAAGGAGTAAAGTCCGTGGGATCTATATTGGATGACCAGAATACTGTGTTCCCTGTCCATGCAACTAGATAGCCACTAGAGGCACAGATGCCTATAATGTTAGCTGGTGCTAGTCCTGTGAGAGTTACAGGGTCTAGAGTGTTAGTACCAAAGTTGTAGGTATAGCATCCAGACTTACCAAAGAAGATGTAACTTACACCATTCACATGGGCTACAGATACTTCATAGCCAGCAGCAGGTGCAGCATCCGTAGTACGTAACCAGCCACTACCAACAGAAGGTAACACATAGTTCCTGCCACTGGTAGTGCTGTTAAAGATAGCTACGTTGTCTGAGTCATCCCGTAGAGTAAAGGTATCATTGAATGTGTTATCAGTGTCAGCTGGAGGTGCTGCTAACTGCAAGTATCCTATAGAGCTAATACCAGCATCAGTAGGTACAACATTGTGGCAATAGTACATCTGTGGAATACCGATATCTCTATCTTTATTCCTAGTACTATTAGCCTGTCTACTGTAGTTCTGATCTTGCCCAGACATGATAATAGTCTGTCCTTGGAACTCAGATAGCAGTGGAAATTCAGCAGCTACAAGGTTAGCTCGGTAGGTTAATTGGCTCATAATGCACCTGATTAAACAGAGAATACTTGGGAGTTTGCACCGACTTTAGTTACAGTGTTAGTGCCATTGTTGGTACTTACTTCATACATAAAGCCATTGTAATTAGGAGTACTGCCAGATACAACTTCTCGGAATCCGAAGCTAGTATTACCATTAGCAATGCACTGGTTAATACGAGAGTTCTGCACATCTCCTTCTAGGCGGAAACCATCCACAGCATTAGAGTTTGCAATACACCCTGATACTGTAACTCTTTCAGTAGTCTGTAACTGGAAGCCACTGAGAGTATTACTATTAGCTACGCAGCCAGTGATAGTTACATCAGTAATATTCTTCGTTCCAAGTCCTTTAACTAAGAAGCCTTGTCCTGTGAGTCCTGTGCATTTGCAGTTAGTTACAATAACCACTGAAGCTGCACTACCTGCACTGGCTATATTCACTCCAACTCCTGGACTTGCTGCCACATCACAGCGATTGATATCCAAGCAGTCCAGAGTAATAGATCCACCTTGCTGGATAGTTATACCAGAGCCAGTAAAGGAAGTAATTCTGCATGATTGTACCAGTACCTTAGACAAGGAAGCACCTGTGATATTGATACTATCACCTTTAGTGTTCTGGATAAGTACATCCACTAGAGAGCTAGAGATGGAATTAACCATGTAGACTGAGTGGAATCCACTGCCTACTTGATTGTTCTTATTACCATCAATGCATAGATCTCGTAAGTGGGAATCAGACCCCATAGTCAGAAAGATAGAGTTAGTAAGGGGCTTTAACTTAAGAATACTCAAGTCCCCTGCACCAAAGATAATGGCGTTGGCAGGAACAGTAATAGCTCCCATAATGAATGTACCTACTGGGATAAACACAGGTAAGCCTGTACCTAGGGCAGTTACCATAGCCGCAGTATTATCTGTTACTCCATCACCTGCAGCACCAGCAATATCTAGCAAACTTACAAAGCCTAGATTATCCTGTGTGGCAAATGTTGAGCCTTTAACTTTAGTTACCATGTTATTCCCCTAAATTATTTATCAGTTTCATACGTAGCTGCAAGCCTGAATAAGTCATCAAGCTGCTCATCTGTTTTATTTAACACCTGCCCAAGCACTGCAACTAATGGGTGTGCACGCTTAACAGTACCAGCACGTGTCCAGATGATTCTAGCTTGATCACCTTCTGTGCCCTGTAAGTTAGCAATGAAGTTATCTGCGTACTTAAGTGAGCCTTCATTGTACAGAGCCAGCGATGCCTGTAACATTGTAACTGACTCAGGCACAGGAGGCTTAACTACTGGCATAGTTACTTCTGAGTCATCCAAGGAGACCATATAAGTTTCACCAATTACTGTGAATGGTAACAGTGCATCGTCACACATTAGTCCTAGAGGTAAAGTTACTACAGACTTATAAGGTCCAAAGGTATTGTTAGGTGTTATGACTATCATGCTACACACTCCACTTTAGTAATAGTTCCAGATGATGAATTGTTTTGCCACACTTGTGAGGTTGTTATTCCAGACCAGCAAGTAGCAGCTGTTTGTACGTCATCATATGTGATAGACATTCTAGCTGATACAATAGGGAATCCGTTACTAGCACCTAACATAAAGTACTTAGTATTGGATTCCACAGTTACTTGGTGGCTATAACTTGTGTTAGCTACCCTTGTTGGACTAACTCTACCGTACGCATTAGAGCCTAGCATGAACACTGTGGAGGTATTAGCTACAGCTGCCACAGCCATTAGGGATCTAAGTAACACTGGAGTAGCTGTTGTGCAATCAATTGTATAGTACCCATAAAGAGCACCAACATTGGTCTGTGCAACACAGTGGGCATAGTTACCTACAACATTCAGACAAGTACGAGTAGCTCCAAGTACACTACCCACAGAAATAGCAGAACTAACAGAGCAGGTACCAGCTGAGTCAGTAATAATTCTTGTGTTGTTAGAGGCACCTTGGGTAAGTACCAATATCTTAGTAGCACTGATAACTATAGCATCCATCAGTGCATCATTGGCGGTAGCTCTAACCACTGAGTTTATGGTGGCTGTTGTGCCAGAAAGGTTCACAATTGCATCGTAGTTAGTAGCAGTGCCATTCATGCTAAATGACATATACCAGCGACCACTTCCAAGAAGTATTAACTTCTGGATTACTGAGCCATTTGATGCACCTGTAATAAACTGAGCTAGTGTGCCTGCTGTAAGTGTAGAACCTGACACAGTATATGGAGTTACATACACGTAGCCAGTACCTGCTACTGTAGTATCTGAAGTGCTTGCTGCAATTATCACTGAACCTGTGCCACTGTAACCTATATAGACAGAGTCACTGTTACCAATGGTATCAACACTGGAAGTTCTAACTGCTGCTCCGATAGTAACTGTGGTGCCACTAACAGTCATTGCTCGCAGTTCCCAGAAGCCACCTGTAACTCCATAACCAATAATAAAGGAAGTACCTACTGTTATAAGTGGTGCAGGGCTACTAACTTGGTTAGTTACTATCAGTGTAGCAGCCAGTGTAGCTGTGGCAGCTGTGTTAACTGTAATGGTGTTGCCACTCAAAGAGAGTACTACAGCTTCAAAGGCAGTGCTTGTGTTAGAGCAGCTAGCTACAAGAACCCTATCAGTAGTCACAAGTGTAGCTCTTAACATTGGGCTACCAACAGCACGAATCAATACTACTGTGCCAAAGGTATTAGTAACACGATTGTATATGACCCCATAACCATTGGAGGATATCAGCAGTTCCCTGTTAGCACCTACATCAATACACACTTGCACACCATTGGAGCCAAAGTTAGTATTAGCCAGAGATGCTGTACCTGCAATCAGAGTGTTATCTCCAATGCTCCAGGTACCAGCAGCACTTGCAACTACAAGACCTATTTCACATGTAGTGTACGCAGCTACAAAGCCTATAATATTACCAATGGAATTCACTAACTTTACAGGATATCCACCTGCGTTAGTTACTTGGTATAGTGAACTTCTTGGTGACATACTTGATGCATTAGGCAATGTTACAGACTGCCCATATCCTGTGGAAGTTACCTCCAGCAATGTTGGGGTAGTTGTGAGAGTATAACTTGCAGCTGTTTGCACTGCATTGGTAATAACTCCATCTACCCCACCCACACCACTTAACAACACATTCCAACTAGCAAAAGTACCAGATCCACCGATGACTCTAACATCTACAGTGAGTGTAGTGCTGGTGTAACTAACAACAGGACCACTCATGTAATCAGTGGAATCCGCGGTAGCTGCTATTATTACCCAGTGCCCAGCTTCAAATAACTTATCAGCTTGAATAGTAAATACTTTAGTTCCTGTACCTACAGTAGTGCTGGTGAGAGAGGAAGCAATAAATCCTGCAGCACTGTTAGCGTAGCCAGCAGCTAGAGCAGCAGACATCTCAGCAGACTGGGCAGCAGTACCACCAATAAAGCCACGGATAACTACTACATCTCCAAGATCTGCAGGAGTTACTAGTGTTACTGTAGAGTTGGAAGTCTCAGTGAAGTCCACTCCAATAAATTGTGAGACACCATTGATCTCTACAATTAGAGAGCCTGAACCTACTTGGTAAGAAAATGCAGATAAGTTAAATACAGTCTGCGCTGCTGTAGCTACAAAGCGTTGTGCCTTGTATGTGTTATCAGCATTGGCGGTAGACGCTATTGTTACACCTGCTTGCCAGATTGAAGTCATACTATTCCCCTACACCTGTAATGTTACTAGTTAATATTGCTTGCAACTCATTCATAGCAAGACTGTTGTTGAATTGTGCGCCTGCATTGTCTCGTAATACCCCACCTTGTACAATTGCCGCAGCTGCATAGATAATAGCATCTGGGAACTCATCAGCTATCCAACTGCTGTAAGTCTCAGGAGTACCAACTTCTGGATTCTGGTAGATACCGATGTTGCAATACTGGATTGCTGTGGAGGATCTTAAGTTAATAGATGATCCAGCAATGTAAGCAACATCATTGCGTGTTTGTTGGTAGCTATCAAGTACCTGCTCAGGTGTAATTATAGTAAAGAATGGACCCATACCATACTCAGGATATGCAGCTTCTGTTGGGTCAAACTTACGTACAACCTTTAATGCACGATAGCGAGGGAACAGAGTTCTATATTCAATGCTTTGCAAATAATCTGAAGTTGTAAATTGGAGTGCTACTTCCAACAAATCTTTTGCAAAGAAGTCCTTACGATGCATCTGTAAAGTGGCAGACTTCACTGCACTCGTAGTTTGAGCGATAAGCTCTCTATGGTTAGTTATAGAGTACACACCTTCTAATAGTGTAGCGAAGTCTGTCATGATTTTCTTTCTGTTGATGTTAATTACTACTAGGTATTACTTAGCTTTTGGACCTGCAACAATCTTAGTTGCTGCTGGAGCTGTAGGTAACACTGATGCTGTCGGTGCTGGTGCCACAGGAATATCACCACTGTTACTACCAGCCATACCATCGGATACAGTTGTAGAGTTAGCGATACCTTCTAACTTACCTGAGAAGATGGAACTGCCACGATCATTTGTTTTGTCCAATGCAGCAGCTTGATTAGCTAAGTATTCTTCAATAGCTTTAGCCTTGAGTTCTGCCAGTGGATCAACATACTTGGTATCTACAGTAACACGATCTGGGTTAACATAGATATGTGGATGACCTGCTGCAACTTCTGCATTGAGTTCATCAATTTCTGCTTGGATGTTAGTTAAGAACTCACCATTAAGAAAATGGAAGTCTTTACCTTTAGCAGATGTAAAGCGTGAATAGCCAAGAGAATTCTGAAACGCGTGAAATACTGTTGGTGATGTTGACATGATAACTCCGTAATTTGATTGATACTACTGGAAATAACTAGGGGGAATGGCAGTTTGAGAACTCTGCCAAACTAGATACACCAGTAAGTATTAACCTACTGCGGCAGCTGTCAAGTTATAGACAATTGCATTTGCTGGTGGGTTCTTAACTACGCAAGTCATTTCAGTAGTTAATGTGCCACCGACTGCATCAATACCATTGTCGCTAACATCACCTTGCTCTTGGTTGAATTCCTTGCTTTGTGTCTTACGATCACCAAGGTAAGCTGTACGGAAGGTAGTCAAATCAACTACTACTGCCATCTTAGCCCAAGAAGTGTTAGAGTTAAACAATGGATGCTCGATAACACGGAAGCTACCACGTGATGTTTTAAAGCTAGAGAATTGCAGACCCCAGCTAGTTTGACCATCAGCAATGAAGTAAGTACCATTCAAGCGACCGATGTTGTTAAGTACTCGCTTAGCTGCACCCCCTACGAACATAACACGCTCGTTAGCAACTTTAGGATCAGTAGCCTGATTAAAGACTGGATCCAAGAAGCCTTCTAACTGTGTGTAGTTAGTAGTACTGCCAGCAGTGTTAACGTTAGGAGTAACGTAGAGACTTGGGTAGTAAGAGAGATTACCAACAATGTTAATCAAGCCATCCATAGTACGGAAAGGTTGACCATTGCGAGTACCTTGTGACTTCTGACCGAAGAACAGAGCTTTCTCAATATCTGCCGCATGGAAGCTAGCACAGTCTTGACGTGACTCTTGTACATTGGTATCACCAGCAATCATCATAGTTGCACGGATTGTATCAGAGATAGCCCAAGTGTTACGGAAGATCTGGGTTAAGTTAGTTACACGCACAGGGTTGATGATCAGTGAGTTAGGACGCAAAGATGATTCTTCGTATGCGTTACCCACTTGGTAAGCAGCAACTGCAGACAAAGCAGCTTGAGCACTGACAGAGCCAACAGCACGAGTTACAGAAATCTGAACAGCTGAGATAACTGCATTGATGATGATGTTTTCTTTAGTGCTGTCGATCTGCAAGATCATACCAGGCAACAAGTTAGCAGTAGATACTACTGGCAATGTTGTGTCGCCAGCTGCAATGTTAGCTGACAGTACAAACTGTGGAAACAACATAGTTTTAGTGAAGAAGCCATGCTCAGTTGCAACAGCTGTTTCGCTAGTTAACATGGAAGTCATACCGAACAATGGAGCTGAGCCATTTGGCATGAGACGAGTAATCATACCAGCAAAACTCTTGGCGGCTAAGTCTTGGGTAAGATTGGTAGTATTAAAGGTACCTGCACTCATGATTATATTCCTTAGAAAAAATGAGATTTAAATTAAGATGCTTGGAACTGTTGGTGGTTAGATCAATATTAGATCAGTGTTTGACCAATACCTTCAACCAGCACTGTTGGAGAGAAGCTGATAGCAACATTGGTAGATGTGGCATTAGCATTACCAGACATTGTTACGCCTGTACCTGGTTGAACACTGATGATTGTTGTACCTTGCAAGCCATTGACCGCATTGGTTACAACCATACCTACACTTAACAAGGAAGTTTCTTCCAGTGTCATTCCAGTAATAACAGCAGAGGCATTTGTTGTGTTGGCAGTGATGTTCTGTGCTGGTGTGCCATTAGTAATGGTTACCAACATTTCCTTACCAGAGGAAGCTGCAATAGCGCCACGAGTTACAGTCACACCAGTATTGGCAGTAGCTGCAATTGTAGTTGCATTGGCAGTTGTAACAATCCACTGGCAACGGAAGCTAGTACCAGCTTGGATACCGATATTACCAATACCAGAGCCTAACGCAGCTACAATATTAGCAGCAGTGTCGATAGTATCAGTTGCAGGAGCAGCAGGGCTACGCAGGATAAAACCTGCAGCCAGCATTGCACCAGTTACAGTAATTGCAGTAGTAGCGATAGTTGCAGGAATTGCTTGAGCTGTAGAGTAAGTGTCACCCTGAGCTATTTGACGCTGAAATGCGCCGTCGTAAATTACAGGCTTAGTGAGTGCCATGATATTTCCAATCAAATAAAGAGTTAGATTACGGAAGCCACAACTGTTAGGAATTTAAAAAGCGAGACCAGTCAGTTAAGTTAGCTTCTTGTTTTTTACTGCTAGCTTGTGCCTTAGGTTGGTTAACAGCATTAGCCATACTTTCAATATAATTGATAGCCATTGACTGTAACTCAGTAGCAGAAGCATTCGGGTATTTAACTTGAAACTGGTTTCTAGCAGCATCAAGCAAGGGTGCGTAAGTTGGGTTGGAAAATACAGGGTTGACTTCACGGAGACCGTTCTTAACTTGCATGTCACGGAATCGAATATCTAAGCTATCATTTTGTGCAAAGTTCTTCTTCTCCAATGCACCTTCAATTAGCTTAGTTGTAGCCATTACAGATTGTGCGTAACCAGCTTGTGTTGCTGCGTTAATCATATCTTGCATGGCATTAATAGCTTCTTGTCCTCCAGCATTGATGGCAGCCATTTGTTCTGGAGTTACATTTTGCTTAAAGTTCTGCTGGCGTGCAGTCTCTAATAACTTCTCATGTGAGACATTAAATAGTGGCTGCCCTGTACCTGAAGGACTAATGTTGCTAGTGTCCCATAAGTCCGCGAATTGATTTTCTGAGGATGCAGGATTTGATGCAGCTGTTGGACTACTAGCAGGAATAGTTCCATTAGCAGCTGTTGCAGAGTTTGTTAGTGACGCCATTGAAGCAGCTGCATTCTCTGGGATATTTCCAGGAGTTGGAGCTTGTGGACGTTGTGCGACTGGTGCATTACCAAAGAGTGTGTGCATTACTGACATGATGATTCTCCGAGTTTAAGTTAAGATACTACAGTGGGATACTACTAGGTGGGTACTACGGTTGTGGGTACTAAGTAAAGATGCTACCAACAGTACGAGTAACTACTGTACCATTGTCTTGTTCAGCAATACTGGCTGCGCTATCTAAATGTTCTTTAGTTACTTGATCATTCATAGCTAACAGCCATTCAATGAAATCTATCTTACCGCGATAGTAAGCTTCTGCTTGTACAAATGCAGGGATGTTGTTAGGATCAACTACTAGTGCTAACTTGGACTCAGCAGCAATAGATAGCTCATTGCGAACTACCATCACATTAGCAGGTGATAGCATGTAACCAGCTGTGAGTTCTTCTTCACTTAACTGGTAGGAAGTAAACTTATTAGGTACTTGGCTTGACATGATTATCCTTGTAATACTCGTGATTGGGTTGAGTTAGATTGCTGCTGTGTTGCTGCTGCTTGCTCACTTGCTAGTGTTCCTGGAACATAACCATACTGTTGAGGCACTGGCATTGGAGGATATTGCTCAGGCTTAATTTGTGGGTTATCTTTAACCAGCTGCATTACAACTTGCTGCCACTGTCCAACAGCAGACTCATATGCAACTTGTGGCTGAGACTTCTCAAACTCTTTAAGCTCTGCACCTTGTGTTTTCATCAGATAAGAGAACAGCTGTGGAATATTGTAACCAGCACCAATAGCTTGTGACTGTCCAATAGTCTGCATAGCTACCATCATAATATCACTGTTGATCAGCTTATCTGCAGGAGTTAAACCATCTGATACTTTAAAAGCCATAACAGCTTTACGGAGTTCGATAGGATCAATCTCTACTTGCTTGTTAGTAGCTGGAGAGAAGTAACTTACACCACCTTGGTATTGAAGAATATTAGTCTTAATAATTTCCTTCAGTGGAGTAAACAACTGTGCTTCCAGTAACATACTAGTCATCTGATCTCTGCCATTTGCATTGGACATTACAGAGTCAAACTCTGATTGTGTCTTATTACCTTTAACAAACTGACCTTGCTTAGCTGGATTAGAGCCACTGATCTGATTAGCGTACTGGTTAAGGAAACCAATCTTCTGCATAACAAACTGTGATTGATCATCACGGAATGGAATAGGATAGTAGGCTTCAGATAGTGGCTTACCATAAGCAGCTGGTCTTACTGGTATCTTAGCAGATGGATTGGCACTGTTAATATTAGCTTCTGTAACTCTAGAAGGATCATACAAGCCACGATCAGCAATAGCTCTGCGAGATGCTGCAATCATACTGTTAACTAATGCGCTGTTAACTTGCTGGATTGGCGCCACATTAGTAGCAAGTGATTTGGTCTGATAAGTTAAACCATCTTCACTAGGCTGAGAGAATAACACAGGAATATAGCCATGTGCATTAGTGAGGCGCTCAGCATAGATAAGTACTTGGTGGTTAACAATGATAAACTTCCACACTTGTGGAGTGTTAGCAGATGGCACTTTAAGACCAAAGTCAGAAGGTAAGATACGACCATATAAAGTAGTAACTTCATACAGATTCTTGTACTCAATACCTCCATTGCGCTCACCATCTAATCCAGCCCATGCAAGCCAGTTAGTACCAGAGCGAATATCTTTATTAAGTAATGCGCTTGGGTTAATGTTTGGAACATAGAAAGATTCAATGCCCATACCACCAACAGTTGTAGCTCCCATGCCACTAGCAAATGCATCCGGAATGTTAGCTACCATCTTATCAGGCAAGTTAGCTAGGAACTGCTTAAGAGCAATTCTAGACATAAGTTCTGTCTTACCTGCGTACTCACCATGTGAGTGGATCATACTAGGTGGAACTCTTGTATCAAAGAAAGTGTTATATAGATCCCAGCGCTTGAGACAGTTACCTTCCCAGATAACTTCTTTAGGCTTACCTTGCATACCATTAGCGAAAGTAATATCAGAATCCAGTGCTGCTGTAACTTTACGATCCCATGTAACTTCCAGTGCGGATAAGTTATACTTAAATCCATCACGGAATACCATCATAAGTTCTCTAGTCCAGCCACCACGGATACTATTCTCTTCAACTACAGTTTCCATTTGCTTAGCTTGATCAGCCCACATAGGAGCTGCAACTACGCCAAACAATGGAGTACCTTGTAGGAATACAGAAGACTGGTAAACTACAGCAGCTTCCACCTGTGGCATAACTACAGGGATAGTGAAGTTTTGGTATCTTGTAGGATCACCAGAGCGATTAACCAATTTGGCTCGCTGATTCTCCTTAGTTATATCCTGCTCACGCATATACATTAGATCAACTTCACGCATCTGCTCTCTTAAGTTCCATTGCTGGTTTAAGAGATTATAGCACTGGCGATGGAACTGGATAATACCTTCTTGTGATTTCTTTGGTATTATCATTGGGGTGGCTGCTTGTACCATGGGAGTCTTTCGTATGAGTTATGTTACAGGATTGATTGTTTAAGATATCAATGACTTCATTACATCTTGTGCCATTTCAAAGAATGGATCTTTTGCTAAACCTTCTTTCTTGCGCTGTGCTTCTTCAGCATCAAGTTTTTGCTGTGCTATAAGTACCTTGATGAATTCGGATTCTGCTGGGTTATCTGATTGCATAGCCATTCCTGCCATATCTATATTAGTCTGAGTATTACGAGCTGCTGTTTCTTTGATAGTATTATCTATCTTTGCCTTCTTAGCAGCTATACCTGCAGGAGTTAAGTTGAAGTCAATTTGAGCATCAATCATATCAACCTTATCCATCTTGCCACCATCAAAGGTCATACCTGCAAATGGATCTAGTGTTAGTAAGTTTAATTTTTGCATAGTAGTTACTCCTTAATATACACAGTTATCTTCAATGACACTAGCTCCAGAGAATTCCATCTCATTGACATCATTGAAGGCTACCATATGTTCACCAAACTCTGCAACACAACGAGACATATAAGTTAGTACATCTAGTATGTTATCAGTGTTATCTGTTTTCATTGGGTTAAAGCCCAGTATTTCTATTGTTACTTCAGGCATGCATTCTGGGTGTACTTCAATCTCTCCAGCTGGCAACTGCTTGAACATAGTCATAATTCTGTGGTTCTTAGAGTATCTACCTGGGTGGATCTCTACAACTTCAATACCAGTAATTCCTAGCTGCTGACATATAAAGTTAAACCAGTAGCACAGTGATGCTTGGTAGGCTACAGATTCAATCACTACTAACTTACAGTTATTCTCCAGACAGTAAGTTAGTGCTTGTCTTATAGTATCACCAGGACTTAGCTTTTTATTTGTTAGTTTCCTCATTACTGGTATGGAGGAGAACACTTCGTTATAAGAGATTGCAGTACTGTCGGAGTTAACCTTGTTGTTAGCAGGATCAATTAAAACAAACTTACCATCAGGAATACTATCATCTGGGCGAGTATATTTAGGTATCTTACTAAAGTCCACTAAATTATTAACAGAAGCATTCTCATCATTTAGTACTTCAGAGTAGAATATCTCTGGTCTGCCCATTGCTAAGTCATTCTGGAACTCTTTCTTTAACTGTTCAATAGGCTGTAACTCTTCCCACAGACTTGTTCCATCTGAGAGAATACCACCAGCAATAAACTTAACCCAAGTAGGATTAGCCTTAAGTCTCTTGAGTAATGACCACTTGGTAGGGTACATATTAGCAAGGAAGATATATAGGCAGCCAGTAGGAGATTTGGCTTTCATAGCAGTACCTACTAACCACTTCTCTAAGTTAGTACTGAGGATTTCACTATCTGCTGTTTCTCTAGATTGGATATCATCAAAGATCATTACATCTGGGCGAGCATTCTTAATATTAAGTCCCCGCATAGAACTGCCAGCACCAAGAGCTGCAAGGATAATATTACGGCCTCTATAGCCAAACTTCTTAATCTCCTGTGTATCCTTCTCAATACCAAGTCTCCAGTCACCGAACACAGCTTTAATATTAGGCTCTTCTAACATATCAATTACGTCGGAGAGAGTATTCTCTGCCTTAGCTGCGGTGTCATTAATTACAAGTATGAACTGTTTCTTGGTGAATAGGATACAGTAGAGGATGAAGAGTTTAATTACTGAGGTCTTACCAAAGCCACGAGGTAAGCCAATTGCAAGCTGGCTAAAGTCACGGGCTTTATGTACAAATGATACTAGCCATAGCCAGATGGAGATAAATACTGGAGGAAAGCAGAACTTAAATACTAGTGGCATGGAGAGTCCAGCTAAGAAGTCTAAGCTAGTTCTTGCTAGTTCTGAGACCTGATCAGTCTTAAATACTGCCTCTGTTGGTCCACTATCTTCCATTTCACCATCTAAGTTAGAGTCTAATTCTATATGCTTTAACTTCTCTAACTGGGTGGCAGTAGTACCTAACTCACCATCGGTAAGTATGCCTAGTAATTTATCTGACATAAGTTTTACTTCCTTGTGTGATGGTGGAAACCTTAGAAGCTTCCAGAGATGCAAGCATGTTGTTAAGTAATGCTAATGCACGCTGTGAGTTAAGTTGCATCTGTGGCGTGATTACAGGAGATAACTGTGTTGGGGTTGGTAACTTGCACATGATAGCTCCTGTCATTAGGTTAATTGTGCTTGCAGATTAGATAGTTAACAGATCTGCAGAGGTTATTGTTTTTAACTCATCGCCAGTGTAGGAAGCAGCAAGAGTGTGTGATGGTATAGTTGTGAGAGTCTGATCGCCCGCATGGATAACTTGGTTATTGATATTAGTAGTGAACTTTTGTATCAATACTTGTGGCATAACAAGTTGTACTACAGTGTTTTGTGCTTGGATCTGATCAGGAGATGATGCTCCTCTACGCTTGGCACCATTTATAACTTGTACTGCCTTCAATAACTTCATAGGATCCATAGCTATGAATGGCAAACAGTCCTTAAGCTTATCAAGTAGCTTATCTTCCATCTCATCATACTTGTTATCTGTAATATTGTGCTTTTCTAGAGCATGGAACCTTAATTCCGCTACTTTAGATGTAAATTCTGGGTCACTTAATAGCTGGGATATTCTGGATACTGAGACTCCACAAGCAGCAGCTACTGATTCTGGTGGAATTCCAGAGCCTAATAGGTGCAATGCACGTTCATCGGTGCTATTTAGTGCTGAGTTATTCTTGGAGGTTGCCATGATCTCACCAGTTGGGTAGTTAATTAGGGATAGTGGAGAGAATATTAACATAGGGAGGTAAGTAATACAACTAGAGGATTGCAAAGTGAAGTTATTATTACTGGAGAGTAGTTGAGATTTGTAAAAAATTTAGAGAAATAAATTAGTGTATTTAGGACTACACGCGCGGACGAAAATAAAAAAGGTCTATCCCCCCACTTCAGCTTTGCTGATATATTAGGAATATATTCTAAGTATATTTAAGGTAGTGAATGAGAATCATTAGCATCTGGATTGCTGCATTGCACAATAGATAGTTAGTAGATAGTAGTATTTATTTGCATGGAAGGTATAAAGTATCTTGTATTAGTGCCGTTAATGGTATATGATGATGTTGTAGTGATGTTCAACAGTAGTATTTTATAAGGGGTAAGGATCATGAGTAAGTTATTCAATGCAGTAGATAAGGCGATCAAGGAAGTATTTGCAAGCTATGCAGTCGTGGATAGTAACGGTACTAGGCAATTGACATACACTCTCAAAGGTGCAAAGTCTTGGCTTCCATACTGTGCAAGTGACCGTGGTACGTGCGTAATTAGTAGGAAGAAAAAACAAGTAGTTTTAAGGTATTGGAAAAGTAACGATGTAGGACATATTTATTTATAGTATGTTATAATTCAACTGTTAGGTCATTCTCTGCGAGTGGCTTAACGGGTGAATTATTCACCACTTAATTTATTATTATCTCATTCACTTTAAGGAAATTAACATGTCTATCGTATCTAATGTTCACAACATCACCGCTTATGTTCCTACCGTGACTAAAGCATTCACAGGACAAAGACTTAGTGTTATCTATTGGAAAACTGGTAAGGATGGAGTTAAGAAGGAATCTAAATGCGTTTCAATTCCTAAAGTTACAGGAGTTACACCAGATGAATTGCAAGCTATGATCCCCCAGGTATTGGAACTGATCACCACAACACAAAACAAGATCATCCGAGAACTGGTAGATGCTGGTAAGAGTTTTGTGAGTGATGAAGATATTAGCGTGGCTAAGTGTATCGCTTATATGCAAGAGGTGGGAACATCTGAAAACTCTGTGAGATTGACTAAAGATACTCTTGGCGAGTGGTTTAACTCCAAGTTAGCTGATAGCTTAACACTCTTACTTGCTGATAAATTCGGTATTGGCGATACAATGAGTGCTGAGCAAGAGATGATGCTAACTGCTACAGTCAATGCATTCAAGAGTAAGATTGTAGGTATTGCCAATCCTAACACCAAGTATGCAGAGAAAGAAGTTGGTAGCATTAAGAATGCGATTGCAGCTAGTAATGATAGCGAAGATCCTATTGTGGGTAAGTTAGTGGAAAGACTTGACAAGATGCTGATCAAGGTAGAAGAGATTAACCTTATAGATGTATTATAGTAGTTAGTTATAAGTTATTTGATTCATAGGCAAAATAACCTGTTTGGCGATTTATCCTGTTTGGTTATTTTGCCTGTGAATTTTTTTCGACCTCCCATTTTGACCCCCCTTTTTGCTCCCTCCCACTAAGTTATAGATACACACATACCTATAACTTAGTATCTACCTATATATGCATTCCATGCGAGTGTATATATAAGTATAGTATAGTAGGGTAGTATTTTTATTTTCAATTTTGATACCCCTAAATATAGACCCATCGAACTCTAGAGAGTTATACAGATGCTTTGCATCACATATTACATAAGGATATAAGATAGTAGTCACATAGGAATGGTAAGTTATGGACACATGCAACTGTATAAGGTTAGCAGGTAGGGAAAAATGCACCCCGAAAAACAGGGGTGGACATTCACGGGTAAAATCGGTAAAATAACCAATTAGGTTTTTTTGCCTATTTTTGTTTATTTCCTGTAAGCAACATTGATTTTTTAACAACCTCAGTTTCACTGAGTAGTATCAATTGATAGTAACAACTAATATAAAGGAGTATCTATATCATGAGCAGTAAAACAGTTCCTAAGTTTCGTCCATATTTATCTGAACCAGAATTATATTTAATTAGTTCTCTATTGGATAAATACAGGAATGAATTAAACCACTCGGAAATAGAACTATCATTAGCTAATACAGCACTGAGGGCGATACAAAAAACCTATATTAATGCATCTACAGGTACAACACCTAGTTATATTCAACCTCCTAAACTTAGTATTGAAGAGAAACTAGGACTAACACCAAGCGAATTTCCAGCAATAGAAAGAAAACCGAATACAGGAGTTAAAACACTAAGCGATGCAGAGAAGTTAGAATTGATGTCCCCTGTAGAACGTGCGGAATACTGGATACAATTTAATAGGGATAATTTCGGTATGGAACCAAGTCAACAGGAATTGGATCAGTTAGAACATTTAAGGAGTAACTCATGATACTAGATACAACTGAGAAGTCCCAGCTTCTATACTTTCTACATATAGCAGGACTACGGCTAACACAGCAAGCGCAACAAGCCACAACTACTAGAAGTGTAGTCAATAAGGATTTAGAACTGTTAAACTCCTTATATAAAGCAGTTAGTGCAGTGGATACCAATAACATCAGTAATGATCAACAACAGCAATTATTCTGAGGAAGGAAACTAATATGAAAGCACTATGCGCAATAAGTGGTATAAGTTACAGCGTAGAACATCTACCTAAGTATCTAATACTATCTAATCGTGAAACTCATCACCCTATGTTTGATGCAAGCTATTCACAGTTAGAACAACTTGCAATCCAATGGCAAGATGGAAAACTAACTAGTACCGAATCCTATCTCTTATACTTGGCACTATTCAATAAGACTGGACTAGTACAATTCCGCACCAACGCAGTAATGACCGATCTAACAGATAGTATTGTAGCTCAGAGCTTACCAGCATTATTTAATATTGTAGATACTATTCTATATGCAGGTAGTGAGAGGGCGAAAACAAAGTATCTCATGCCTACGTATGTTATCTCCAGTAATACCAATGACTTATCTAATACTAAATACTGGATCAATAACTGGGTGTCCTGCCATAAGGAATACCTATCTGGTTATAAATCCTCCAGTATTAGAGATAAGCTGGAACAGAAGGAATCAGTATTGGAAGTATACATTAAAGATAAATCCAAAGATGTATCTCAGTATGCAATGCAACTAGCTAGCTGGGCAGAACTAGCAGGAGACTTTAAATCATTAGAAAGAATCGTGTGTGATGCTAGTAATAATGATCGCCCTATATCTCTTACTGTGTATTGGAAGCGTATCATCTGCCAGTGTGCAAAGAAACAAGATGTATTTACTATTGATGATGAAGAGTTAGACTATCTCATCGAATACTTTGAAACTTGTATAGATGTAGTAGCTGCTGGTATCTTTGGACATACTCTATTAAGTGTACTACGTAGTGCCCAAGCAACTAAGAAAGCACTATTTGATCTGGGTGATATAGATGTAGGTGTGCGTGGTACTGTGTATAAGGTATTAGATGATGCAGAAGTAGAAGATAGTAACAAGATAGTACTCATTAATAGCGCTCCATTGTATGAACCAAGACCTAATGAGTATCCTTCCCGCTTGCACTACTTACGAGCAAAGACTAAGTGGGATATGGCACAAAGATATAAGTTAAGTGACAGTATTCGTGCTGATATAGAGAATGAACTGATAGATTCACTAGTACCAACTACTGCATCTATAGCAACAACAACACCAGTAACACCAATAAATGAAAGTGATATATAATCATGGAAACATTAGCAGAGAAACTAGCCAGACTAAAAGCTGGTATGCAAGTAACACCTAGTGCTCAGAAGTTACTAGCAGAAGTTAGTACTCAGGTACTTAGTAGTGCCTTAGCACCGACACCAACAACGGCAGCAGCAACTCCAGCAGCAGCAACTAAGCAACATGTACCAACTACTGCACAATTAAAACTACAGCAGCTACTAGCAACTAGAAAGAATGCAAGTACTGTATTAACTACAACACCAACAGTAATAGCAACAGCGGTAGCAAACACATTGCCTAATAGTGATGTAGTGGAAGAAATCAGCAACACTCACTCCAACAATACTTCCCTTACAGGTATTGACAAATCAGGATCTGTAATTCAATACAATGAAGAACAACTAACCTTTATTGATACTGTAACTAAGGGCGAATCTTGTATCTTAATTGGTGCAGCTGGTACTGGTAAGACTACTTGTATGAGGGGCGCAGTAAGCTCACTAATTACATCTGGGCTAGTACCTGCAAATACTGGAATGGATGGACATAAGTACTTACCACCTAATACATCTGGTATAGTTATGGTCTCCTTTACTCGTCGTGCTGTATCTAATCTTCGTAAAGCTATGAGTGAGGAACTTAAAGCTAACTGTCTAACTATACATGCATTACTAGAGTATGAACCACAGTACTTTGATGTAATGGATGATGAGACAGGTGAAACTAGATCTACTATGCGCTTTGAACCTACTAGGAATGCATTTCGCCAACTACCATATGGTATCAAAGCAGTAGTTATAGATGAAGCATCTATGGTTAGTACTGAGTTATTCGCAGAACTAGTAGCTGCATTATCTCCTGATACTCAATTCATCTTCCTAGGTGATATACAACAGTTACCTCCTGTATTTGGTGCTGCTATCTTAGGTTATAAGATGTTAGAACTAAAGACTGTGGAACTAGTGCAAGTATATCGCCAAGCATTAGAATCTCCTATCATTAGATTGGCACATCGAATACTATCTGGCAAGCCTATACCTAGAGATGAGTACGAGGAGTGGAAGTTTCCTAACCAACTAACTATTCACCCTTGGAAAAAGAAACTCGATGCAGAGATAGCACTATTAACTATCGCTAAGTTCCTAACTACTGCATATGATAATGGTATGTACAATCCTGAGGAGGATATGATACTAATCCCCTTTAACAAGGCATGTGGTACTTTGGAACTCAATAAGCATATAGCTAACTACATTGCTCGCAAGAACAAAGCTGTAACTTATGAGATCATTGCAGGCTTTAATAAGCACTATCTAACAGTAGGTGATCGGGTTCTGTATGATAAAGAAGATGGCTTGATACTAGGCATTGAACCTAACAACATCTATTCAGGACTATTACCTCAGCCAGCTAGTAATATGCTAGACTACTGGGGTTGTATACAGCAGGATGGTACAGAATCACAGCATCATCTAACTGAAGTAGATAGTGATGCAGAGTTAGATCTACTCCTTAGTATGAGTGCTGGTAGTGATGATGAAGATCGAGTACGCAAAGCAAGTCACAAGGTTAAGATCTTACTATTGGATAGTAATCGTGAGATAGAAATAGATACAGCAGCTAGCTTTAATGGTATGCTCCTATCTTATGCACTAACTGTACATAAGTCCCAAGGCTCCGAATGGAGAAAGGTGTTCCTAATGTTACATCAGTCTCACAACACTATGTTACAACGGGAACTGTTATATACAGCAGTAACAAGAGCTAGAGAGGAGTTATATGTTATATGTGAACCTGAATCATTCACTAAAGGTATAACCTCTCAGCGTATCAAAGGTAATACTCTTGCTGAGAAGGCGGAGTACTTTAAGGGAAAATCCCAGCAGTAACCTAGCAGTACCAACACCAATCCTAACCTAAAGGAATCAATATGAAGAACCTAACTAAGAAACAATGGACAGCAGCAATCCTCCTGTTCCCTGTAGTAGCACCACTAATAACACTAGGCTTTACTCTTGCACTATTGAAGGATGCGTATACCTTCGGAGCTGCATGTTATGTGAACTTCTCTTGCTGGATAGATGAGTAAGAACTGTAATATAACAAATAGAGGGATACAAGAACCAACTTGAAAAATAGTTCTTGACGCCCTCTCTAATATACGTTAAGATGTATGCACTCGATAACAAAGAGTGATCACCCAAACCCAGTACTTACAATCCTGTAATTACTAACTAATCGGAGAAATACCATGTCAAATCAAGACAACGCAACAACAGCAACAGAAACTACTGATGTACAAATGCCAGCGGTGGCTACTACAGGTGCAGTACAACCTGTGTTAACTGCTGAGCAGAAAGCAGAACACTTTCTTACTATCAAAGCCAACTTCAATAGTAAGGTTGATGTAGTAGAAACAGCTTTCCACTTCCGCAAAACAGTGGATGAAGCAACTAAGATCGAAACTAAGCGTGCATCTGTGTTGTTACCATTACCAACACCAAGTGTAGAAGGTTTAATTGATATTATCCAGAACGGCGGCAAAGGTTTGGATCTGTTGATCGAAGCAGCACAAGGTATTGTTATTGAACAAGCTCGTGAATACATCAATAACAACGAAGATGTAACTAGCTTAAACTTCCCATTTGCAATGTTAGATTGGAACACTATCGCTAACTTGCCTAAAGCTGATCGCCGTGGTGGTGGTATCTCTAAAGAAGTATGGGATGAGTTCGCTAAAGATTATATCTTGGTGATGCCAGCATTGATTAACAAGTCTTCAGAAGCTGTAACTATGGCGACTAAGATCTTCTTAACTAAGTTCGCTAATGTTAAAACTAACAAGGCGATTATCAGTAAGTTGAAAGACTACTTGGCAATCTACATTAACAACACTGCTCGCGGTGAAGAATTTGTAGAAGCTGTAGAGTGGTTGAATAAGAAAGCAGATGTGTTGATTGCTACAGGTGAAGAAAACTTGTTGAACGCACTGTAATTCTGGCGAATTAGGCTACCAGTCCTAACACATAATACTGGTACTTAGCACTTAGATGAGTAGTCATTGCAGCGGGAACTGTAAAGTATGAAAGTTAAGTGCTATTTTAAATACTCATTACCATGCATCATGATTGTGTAGTGGGTATTTAAAATAACAGTAGTAACACAAGCTGTTGTTATCCAGATGACTGCGCATTGTAACTGGATGGTAACATGGATGAAATATTCCTGCGCCAAAACAAAAAAGATAAGAGTCCAACTTACTGTATGACTCAAGCAAGGATCGTACCTTGGAATGGTTGAAATAGTTATAAATTAAAACTGTTAAAAACTCTGTAATACGAACAACACATTTGGAATAATTATGGCTAACATGTATGATGACATATGGAGTAAGTTAAAAGCTAAGGGAACGTGCAGTGTTGCTGCTCACCCTGTATTCCAACGTCGTGTTATTCATGCAGTTATCAATAAGAAATACTATGATGAAGGGTTCAAGTTAATGCTATTAGAAAAGCACCAGACTTGTAAGTTATCATATGTACGTACTGCCAGTAAGATAGTATTCACACTTACTACCCACATTCACTATGCAACACTAACACACGAGGAGTTATAATGGCACAGCATAATACAGAAGTTGTGAAGTTAACAGGTAAGATTGTAGCACGCAGTAAAGCAGCAGTGTTATTTGCAATCTTCCCTGAGGATCTTTGCTTGGATCAAGAGGAGTTCTTGGAATGTATCAAAGCTAAGAATCCAGATGTATTACAAGAGTGGATTCCTCTCTCACAAACTAAAAGCATTCATGAGACCTTTAGTATTGTAACAGAAACATTCGATACTATCGTTATCACCCAATGGATTGCTAAGACTAAAGGATTAGTATAATGGATACATTAAACAATCTCTTGGATTCAAATGCACAAGGTGTACTAGTTAAAACCTCCAATACTAATAGCTTAGATGCTAGAGAGTTGGAGGTTTTGTCCATCAAGGGTAAGATTGCAGAGATGAATACAGCTCTCTTGGCTAGTAATCCTTTGATGCCAGTACTGTTACGTGAGATCCATCAACATCTTCGTAAAGATCCTGAGCTAGTTACTATTATTACTGAGGAAGAAATTGGTATGATAGTTAATGGTCTCAAGAAACAAACTAATACTGTGCTTGCTACCACCACCATAAAACAAAGTACTAGCAAAGCAGAGAAAGTTAAACAAGCTAAACTTACCTTGGATGATATCTAATCATGCGCAACTCACAAGCAAACAAATCCCATCATGCTAGTGGGACAGAGATAGGTGATACTATAACTCTGGGCGGCAGGTTTCCTAACCTATCAATCCTTGGTAAGTACTCGCTATCATGTTTCACTGGCTATGTATTTATCATTGCAATACCAACTGATAAGTTCCTAGCACAACGTGACTCTGATAATGCTACTGAAGTTACTGGTATGCTTATTCCTTCCAACTCTATGACAGCTCCTAATCTGGATGATATCATAGAGTACACTGTTAGTGACTATCCTAACTGTGGTGTGTTATCTCTCAATGAAAAACTGGACAAGATATACAAACAACTTCTTGGTCAGTACATTGCAGTAACACTGGTGAATCGTAAAGCTAGTACACATCATTAGTACTGGAGGCTACTGTGAACTCTCCTGTAGAATCTCCTGCTAAAGTGCGCAATCAGTTGTTAGTAGCAGTCACAAAGCATAAGCTAACTTTCGCCACATATAAACTGTTAGCTGAGTGGTTGGATTGTTACCAGTATGTACTACCAAACAACAGAGTATTGAGAATCAAACCAGTACTCGCAATCAAAGCACCAATAGATTGTATTAAGATGTTTAACTTATGTGACATCTATTACTCTACCCTATTGGCTCATGAACAATTACTATTTGCAAGCACATCAGGTAAAGGAATAGTAGAGCTATGCTAAAGACTTTAGTAACAATCGTTTTATTTGTGTTCTTTGCAGTGACACTCATAGTTATCTTCTTAGAGTTAGGCGAGGAACAGTTTCCAACCAAAGAAGAAAAGAAACTAAACAACTTGGAAGATGATGATGAACAGCACTACTAAACCAATTGATCCACGCATCAAACTACTGTCCTATTCCTCTCTCAGTACTCTTCATTCTTGCCCACGTAAGTTTGAATTGTACCGTCTCAAAGCTAGTGAGAATGAGATGCAGGATATCAAAGCAATGGAACAGAATCTAACCTTTGCATTCGGTCATGTGGTAGGTGATGGAATACAACAAGTATTCTGTGGCATGACTGAGGATCAAGTTATATTTAAGATGTTCTGTGACTGGCACGCTGATCTAGAAGATAGTAATCCAAAGCAGAACAAGAGTTTCTATGCAGCAGTTATCGCAGTGCAGAAACTTATAGCTTTGCGTGAAGCTGGATTCCTAGAAGACTATGAGATCTTGGAATACAATGGCAAGCCAGCAGCAGAGTTGAGTTTTAATATTGCATTCCCAGATGGTTTTAATATGCGTGGTAGTGTTGATGCAGTATTAAAGCATAAAGATACTGGGGAAGTTATGGTGCTGGAATGTAAGACATCTAGTATGACTACTCTTAATCCAACCACATATAAGAATAGTGCACAAGGTGTAGGGTATAGTGTGGTACTGGATGTGATTGCCCCAGAGATATCAGCATACACGGTACTGTATCTAGTATACCTCACCAAGCAAACATCTTATGAACCTCTCATGTTTCCTAAGACTTACTTGCAGCGTGCATCTTGGATACAGGAACTCTTGTTAGATATAGAAACTATCAAGATGTATGAAGGTGTTGGTGTGTATCCAATGCGAGGTGAAAGTTGTAGTGCATGGGGTAGAGACTGTGAGTATCTCAATCAATGCACTCTCAATAATAAGTACATCACTACACCACTTACTAGCAATGATGTTATTGTTGATGATAAGGTGTATGATATCCAATTAACTCTTATGGATCTGATCAATGCGCAGATGAATAAGAACACAGCAAGCTCACAAGATATTGAAGGAGAATTATAGCATGAAACTATCACAAGCAAAACATACTAGTGTACATCGTGTATGTTTATATGGTCCACCAAAGGGTGGTAAGACTTTGTTAGCAGGGAAACTTGCAGAGCATTACAATGTACTGTGGTTTGACTTAGAGAATGGACACAACACTCTCTTTGAATTACCAATGGAATATCAGGAGCGTATAGAACTAGTACACATCCCTGATAGTAAAGAGTTCCCAATTGCAGTAGAGACTATGCTCAAGGTAGTCAGTGGCAAGAAGGTTAAGATCTGCGAGGAACATGGTAAGGTATCATGTCCTATGTGTATCTCTAAGGCTAACACTGAAGTGGAACTCAATGCACTAGATGGTAGTTGGGTAGTAGTAATAGATAGTGGAACTCAGTTCACTAACTCTGCTATGGCTCACATACTTAAAGGTCAGCCTGATACATACAAGCCTGAGTTCAGTGATTGGGGTAACTTGAAAGTACTGTGTGATCGCTTAGGTTCTCAGTTACAGGTAGCTCCATACAATCTAGTATTCATTACTCATGAGGAGGAAGTGGAACTAGAGGACAAGACTACTAAGATTGTACCAGTCCTTGGCTCCAGTAAAACATCCCGCAATACTGCTAAGTACTTTGATCATGTAGTATATTGTGGGGTACGTAATAAGAAACACATTGTAGGTTCCAGTACTACATATGCTATGAGCTTAATGACTGGCTCCAGAAACAATGTAAAGCTGGAAGATAGTAAGACTGAACCATCACTGTTAGAGATCTTTACTCACTATCGTGATGGACAGTTTGTAACACCAGTTGCTACGCAAGCAGTACCAGCAACTAATGCAGCTAGCTTGGCTACTACTAAGTTGGGTGCTCAAGGTACTAATGCAGTAGCTAACTTAGCAGCTCTGAAAGCACAAGCACTTAAGGGGAATCAGTCATGAGCTTTGAAACTTACTTCGGAAACCGTGCTACTGAAATGATCTTTGAGGACTTAGCTACAGAGTTAATGCTTAATGGTACTGTAGATATCAAGAAAGAGTTGAGCAAGCCTATCACTACTCTTGCTGATAACATTAAATTCATCTGTGCCAATTGGTCTGTATTATCTAAGGCTACCACTTGGGACTTCTATCAACCTGCCTTAGAAGATAGTAAAGGAAAGTAATAATGGCATCCATTAAAAAGAAGATAGCAGCAGAGGTTGCATTAGGTAGTGTAGTTCCTAAGACTCTGCTACAGCAAGCCCATGAAATTATCTATGGTGACCGTGAACAAACTTACGGTGATCCTAGTAAGAACTTAAAGCAGATTGCAGCTTACTGGTCGATACATCTATCTGGAACTACAGGTGAAAATATTGTCTTGACACCTGAAGATGTCTGTGAGATGATGATCCTCTTGAAAGTTGCACGACTCGGTAACTCTCCGCAGCACACCGATTCATTGCTAGATATTGCAGGTTATGCAGCACTGCAAGATCGTATCAAGTAACACAGCAGTACGCAGTAACTAGGTTGATCTCTACTAGTTAATTGAGTTCACTCCGTACATTCCGTACATACTTAATTGTTTAATCTTATATTTAATCCATACTTTGAAAGTGAATACATCATGTCTACTACTACAAACAACTTCCTCGATATCGACTCTTTGTTAGATGCAACATTGGATGACTTAGCAGATGTTCCTGAGTTCAAGCCATTTCCTACTGGCTCACATCAGTGTACTATCACTCTGGAATCCAAAGAAATTACTGGCAAGCCAGCAGTAGAGTGGAAGCTCACAGCAATCGAAACTATCGAACTTGCTGATCCTACTGGTACTCCAGTTATGGCAGGTGATACTTGTTCTGGTGCTTTCATCTTTGTTGGTAAAGATGGTAAAGTAAATGAGTTAGCACAAGGTCAGTTCAAAGAATTGATGCGTCCATTGCAAGCTCACTTCGGTACTCCTACCAATCGCTTAACTATGGAAGCAGCCAACGGTTGTACAGTGGTTGTAACTATGAGCCAGCGTGAAGGTAAGAAAGGCTCCAGCAGTGAAGGTAAGTTCTTCCCTGTAATCGAAGCACTCGCAGTAATGTAATCTGCTAGCGCAGTTGTAACCCTTCTTGAGTTAAGAAGTTAATGAGCATTAAGGATTAAGTTCCCTAGTGCTCATTTGCATTTGTAACTCACAACAATATAAGTGGAGAGTAATCATGAGTAATTACGCAGAACATATGTTAAGCCTGTACTTGTACTCAGTACTTGTATCTATGGCTCAACCTCCAGTAGTATTATTGCCACATGAATTAGGAGTGAACTAATGGAGATGAGTAGAGCAATGCAGTTAGTAGCTTCTCTTAAAGCTAAAGCTCCAGCACTTGATGCAACTAAGACTGTAACCCCTGAAGCGACTCTCCTATTCTGTGGCACTGAGGAAGATAGGAACTATGCTCCATATCTTAAAGGCTTAGTAGGTCTGGCTAAAGTATATACTAGATTCCATGATCCTGTAACTCTAACGGAACTGGAACTGTATGCTAAGCAGCGAGGATGCACTGGTATTATTACTACCTCATCAACAATACTGGGTAAGCTATTAACCCATATGAGTGCTGAAACATTCAAACCTAACATAGATAACTATGCTGGCTCCTATTTCCTGCACAATGATATTGAGTATGTAATACTGCACCCGCTTAAGAACTTCTTAACAGTACCATATCAGAAGTTTCTAACTCAGCGGTTCATATCTAAACTAGCTACACCAAAGGCATGGCATGAGTCACCTGCATTCAACTTTGAAGTACTTACAGCTACCAACTTCGATACTATTTTTAACTTGTATTCTAGTGCTTTTCTTATTGCTGTTGACATCGAAACAACCAAAGAGAATTTGGCAATCGAGTGTATTGGTTACAGTGCTGCTCTTGTTGATCCTGCTAGTGGCAAGCTGTATATCCATTCTTGTGTACTGCCTTTGGATAGCTTGTATGCAGTATCTCTGATGCGGAAAATGAATTGGAACTTAAAGGCTCCAAAGGTATTACAAAATGGGAAGTATGATCACTTGTACTTAGCAAGATGGTCTGCTCCCTGCTATAATTGGATGTATGATACAGTTACTATGTTCCATAGTTGGTACTGTGAGTTGCCTAAAGACTTGGCGTTTCTCACTACCTTCTTTGTGAAGAAAGCACAGTACTGGAAAGACCTAGCAAAGACTAATGATAAGTATGAGTACTATAGATACAATGCACTTGATACGTATGGCACGTTACTGGTTGCAATGGAGTGGTTATTACAAGCGCCACAGTGGGCGAAAGATAACTACCTTATGGAATTCCCTGTTAATTTCCCTGCTCATATGTGTGAGCTTACAGGTATCAAACAGGACACCACAAGATTAAAGCGTGCAGCATTGATAGTTAACTCCCGTATTGCCCATGATAATATACAACTCAGTAATATGGTTGGTACTTATCCTCAGCTATACAATGTTAACTCAGCTCCACAGAATGCGGCACTAAGAAAGATACTAGGTGCTGCACACATTACAAGTAGTGATGAAAAATCTCTTAAAAAGATTGGCGCACTACATCCACTAAACAAAAGAATCACAGATAAGATATTAGATCTGCGTGGAGATAGAAAGTTATCTTCTACTTATCTCGTGGTTGGTAAAGATCTCAATGGAAGGATACTGTATGCGCTCAACCCACACGGAACAGATAGTGGTAGACTTGCGAGTAGAGAGTCTGCCTTTTGGTGCGGATTACAAATACAAAATATACCTAGGGGCAAAGAGGTTAAACAAACTATTGTTGCCGATACTGGATTTAGGCTTTGTGAATGCGACAGTAGTAAGGCAGAAACATGGGATACTGCTTACCTGTCAGGGGACTCCGCCCTTATTGCCGCAGTTAATAGCCCTCTTGACTTCCACAAAGTAAATGCTAGTGCCTTCTTCGCTACTCCATATGACGAAGTTAATAAGACATTACGTGATCTAGCTAAGAGAGTTAATCATGGTGCTAACTATCTAATGGGTCCAGCAGTGTTAGTAGATACAATGGGTGAAGCTGCTATTTGGAAAGCTAAAGCTGCATTGAAACTTCCACAGCAATGGGGCTTACTAGATGTAGCTAAGTATCTTCTTGAACAGTTCCATAAGACTTACCCATCACTGTCTGCTACTTACTACCCAGCTGTAGTTGCAAGTGTCATGACTACAAGATTACTAACTGGTGGACAGGGCTGGACTAGATACTGCTTCGGTGATCCAGTCAAGAGTAAGATGGATAAGAATATGTATGTAGCACACAGGTCGCAGAGTGAGAATGCTATCAGACTTAATCGTGCATTCATGCGTGTGTTCTATGAGATAGCTCTTAACCCACAGTACATGGATAACTTCAAACTTATAGCACAGATCCATGACTCAATACTATTTCAGTTCCGTGTTGGTCATGAGTACTTGTGTGAGATGGTACGTGAACGTATGGAGTTACCTGTAACAGTTAAAGGTGCTGATGGTGTAGTGAGAACTTATACTGTACCAGCAGATGTTAAAGATGGTAAGAAGCATTTAGGAGCACTCCGCTGGAGTCTCACAGAATAGCCTAACAGAATAGTATTCCTATGATACCTAACCCAGATAACTTTCTCCAACAATATCTTTCCTACGTAGGAGAGACTGAGTGCCCTACAATCTATCATAGATGGTGCTGCCTTAGTATGGTTGGTACTTTCCTAGGACGTACTTATAGCATAGAGCATGGGCACTTTAACTTACAGCCCAACTTATATGTAATGCTTATAGGTGCACCTGGTGCTAGAAAGAGTACAGCAATTAAGATAGCTAAGTCTATCATCACTGGTGCTGGCTATAAGTCTGTCAGTGCCGACCGCAGTAGTAAAGAAAAGTTTCTATTAGATCTTGCTGGTGAGGACTTATACACTGGCGATAACAAGCAGATAGAAACTGATCTGTTAGATAGAAACTTATGGGGTGATGATGCTGGTGGTGTTAATGAAATGTATATTGCGTGTGATGAGTTCAATGACTTTATTGGCACAGGCAATGTAGAGTTTATTAGTATGCTTGGCTCTCTCTGGGATTACAATGGAGTATATACCAACAGGATTAAGACTGGCAAATCAGTTAGTATTAAAGATCCCACGATTAGTATCTTAGGGGGCAATACACCTACTAACTTTATACGTGCATTCCCTCCAGAAATACTAGGGCAAGGCTTCTTCTCTCGGTTGCTTCTTATACATGGTGATCCTAGTGGTAGAAAGATTACCTTCCCTAAGAAGCCAAGCATCGAAGCAACCAATACTCTTATTGGGAGTTTGCAACGATTGAAGGTATCAAGTGTAGGCACTGCCAAGTTATCTAGAGATGCTGAAGCATTGCTGGATAAGATATACCAAACCGATAAAGGATTAGAAGATGTACGCTTTGAGTCTTATTCCCAGCGTCGCTTCTCCCATCTAGTTAAGTTAAGTCTTATCACTAGTGCTTGTGACTATGCCTGCACTATAGAAGCTAGGCATGTTGTGGAAGCTAACACTATACTTACTCACACTGAGAAGTTTATGCCAGCAGCTATGGGTGAGTTTGGTAAGAGTAAGAACAGTGATATAACCCATAAGGTAATGCAGGTACTCAACACTGCTTATGATCCAATGAAGGTATCAGACTTGTGGGTGCATGTGCATAAGGACTTAGAAAAGATAAATGAACTTGGGGACATACTCAGGAACTTAGTAACTGCCAATAGAATCATAACAGTAAATGGAGGCTTCTTAGCTAGACGAGCACTAGTTGAAGAAGTTAGTAATGACATGCTCAACTACGATTACTTAACCGATGAAGAAAGAGGGATGAAAACATGAGCAACGATATACGAGATGTAACCCACATTATGGTGGACATTGAAACTACAGATACAGCAGTCACTAGTCGCATACTTAGTATTGGTGCTGTAACATTTAAGTTGTTTGCACCTATGCACTTACCAAGCGCACTGTCAGATGTGTATAATAATGGACACCAGTTCTATGCTATTGCATCTGAGACCTCTCAGTTAAATAGAACTGTGTCTCCATCTACAATGGCTTGGTGGGATACACAGCCAGCGGAAGTAAGAGATGAAGCATTCTCTGGTACTGCAAGACTGGAAGATGTACTAATTGATTTCGGTCTGTGGGTTGCTAGTATCGAAGGTGATAAACTTCTGTGGTGTAAGGGAACTGATTTTGATTTCCCAATCGTTGAGAATGCTATGGATAGTTACCACATTAAACATCCTTGGACATTCCGACAGTTACGTGATTGCCGTACTGCTTTCAGTATGTTCCCTCAAGTAACTACTGAGCCTAATGCAACTCCACACAATGCACTAGCTGATGCACTTCACCAAGCTAGAAAGCTACACAAAGTATTGTACTGTGCGGTCAATGCTCCAATAGTCCAACAATCTTTTGACTGCTAATAGCCATGACAAGATCTAAAGTAGCCATGAGCACTATGTACACTTGCAAGGTATGTGCCTTAGAAAAGCCAGCAGCTTACTTCCCTGTGCAAGCTCCTAATAGTAAAGGTGATCCAAGCCATTGCAATATGTGTGCGGCTGAAGTTGCTAAGGAAAAGAAACACCAGCAACTAATTAAGCGCAAGGTACGTGCAAGTCTAGCTAAGGTAAGCAGTGTGCAAAGTACTTGGCTGTCACCATTATCATATAACATAAAGGAATTATGATGAGTTATGATGAACAGAAAACAAAGAAGGATAATTTCCAGTACCAGAACAACGGTAAGTTTATACTGGAGATCTTCCCTCAAGAGTACATTGATCTTAACAAAGAACTTGCTACTCAGAACCATCCAAAGATTCAGGCAATTGTAGCAGGTTATCCTCCTGAAGAAATTGATATTAAACTCGCACAGATTGCAGCTTACTGTGAAGTTATGTTGGATGGTGATTACACTCTTGAGTCTCGCATACAATTGTGTAAGGTATTGAAAGATAAGTTAGTGTTGTTGCGAGAACCTGAAGGTGTGCAGAATATTATCCTGCTCTCCTAATAAAGAAAAAACCCACCAGCCAATTAAGGTTAGTGGGTTTTATTTTATCTACTGCACTAGTGCATTACATATCATTACCATCATCGAACTGCTCACCTCCCATAATCTGCTGCATCTTTCTAGCATACGGATTAGTCAAGCTGTTAGTAATAGCATTTGCCTTAGCTGTATTGGCAGTCTTAATCTGGAGCATAATGTATTTATTAAACTCCTTCTGCTTACCACCTAATGCAGCATACTGTTCTGCAAACTTACCCATATCCTCAGCATCAAGATTACCACCAGCAATTACATGAGACTTGATAGCCTTGTTCAATGCATCCATCTTCTGTCTATCTTTAGCAGCGTAGGCTGTAATTCTAAAGGTGGAGTCATTAGCAATACCTTCATCTAATGGCTTACCACCTGCAAGTCTTACAGCTGTAGCCCAGCTAAGCAAATCATTAGCACCTGCAATATTACCTTTCTTAGTGGTAGAGAATACATTGCCTTCATGAGTAATGGACTGTGCTACTTGTGCAAGCCCTGCAAGTGGGCGGCTAAGACCATTATGTTCTATGCCTTGTAACATCCCTTGCCAGACACTTCCACCATTAGCCATAGTACTAACCATACTCTTAGCGTTAGTGTAAGTTCTAGTGATAGCACTAACAAATGGAATATCAGCTGGGTTATTAGGAATAACTGTAACAGTTCTAGGATTGATATCACCACGAGTATACAAGTTAGCTTGCAGTAAATTACTTGGAAGTCCATAGAGTAACAGATCTCCAATGTTCTTACCTGCTATACCATAAGTAGCATCATACATATCCTTGTGCTGTGGGTTACCACTCATAGTACCAACCACATGAGTATTGATAAAGTTAAATGCTGGCAAGCCATTCATACCATACATAGTACCTTGTAACCCTAGCATCATAGCTGCATCTTTCTTAGAGCCTTCAGCTACATGACGGAACATCTGTTGCATAGTATTAAACTGGAAGCTCTGGAACAATCCAACTGCCTGACCTATAGGACCTTGGAACATAAGAGGTCTTTGAGATGCTAGTATGTTACCTTGAGTACGGTTAACGAAAGTATTGATATAGCCTAACTGTTCCTGCCCTGTGATCTTACCAGCAGCTACACCTAAGTCAGTCATTTGGCGCATAGTATCAGCAGCTATGAATCTATTAAATTCCTCTGATAACTTATTGCCTGTTAACTTCTCACCTTTATCTGCCAATTGCTTAGCAGTAGCGAATGCAGACTTCATCTTACTAGACAAGACAGCTTCACTCTCAGTACCTACAAGAGTTAAGTCTTCCATCATACTACGGAACTGATCATGCAGTCTAGTGTTCCAACCATTCTGTGCATAGAAGCCTTTAACTTCTGCCTTAGTTAGAGGATCAACATAGTTGTGTAATCGTTGACCAGCAGCATTGACAGCATCTTTATCCATGAAGTTCTTGATAGCTTGCATCATTAACTTACCTTGGGTAGTAACTTGATCACCAACCTGTCCAGCAGCATTTAACTGAGCAATACCCTGTGGAGTAGTGTTCTCTACCAATGGTGCAGGCGTCTTCAATAGTCCTGATAACTTACCAGCCAATACATTATCTGGTTCCCCTGAGCGCATAGCCTTGAGGAAACTATTGGTCTCAGTGCCATAGAGTACATTGGCGCCGACAGCATTGTTAATTGCATTGAGTGGATCAAGCCTAGTTACAAGAGTACTGATGATACTATTAGCTTGACCTACAAAGGTATTAAGAGCACCTCTGGGGGCAGTATGATTTGCAAGTAACACACCAGCTGCATCATTGTAAGCAGACTGTACACCAAATCTTTTAAGTGCAGCATTCACATTAGCTAGATCAGCAGGAGTCTTAGCAGCAGTAAACAATCCTTCGATTGCTCTCCAGCCCTTAGTTACCGTCATATCTAGACCTTGGTTAAGTCCAGTTAACAGTGGATGCTCACTGATCTGTGAGATGTTGAGAGCTGTCTTAGCATAGTTAGTGTATGGGTTCTTGATAGTGTTCTCAATATCCCTGAAACTTCCTGTGTACTTAGATGCTTCACTAGATGTAAACTGCTCACCTTGCTGGCGTAAGAAACTAAACTCTTTCTCGTACTTAGCATTAACAAGTTCACGTGTGAAGATATCATCAGATCTTAAGTGATCTTTTAATATAGACTCAGAGATTAAGTGTGGATCAGTACGAACAAAGTATGGATTGTTAACACCCTTACGTTTAAGTGAGCTATCAATATAGTTCTCATGCAGTGATAGATCCCTATCAAAGTCACCGACAGCTTTATGGAATGCTTTAATATCATTACCCTTAGTTACTGAGAACTCCTTAGGAACTCTAGCTATCATAGCATCTAACTCAGCAGCACTAGAAGCATGAATCATACTCTTGTGCATTGTGTTGTTGATACTTGGATCAGATACAATAGCAAAGAATGGATACTCTTTAGGGTCTTGACGAATAGGACGCAAGGCTCTAATGTCCTTAGCATTCTCCTTACCTTGTGCTGCCAACAGTTCAATGTAACTATTAGTTCTATCACCAGTCATATCAGTACGAACTCTCCATGCATCAAATGCTTCTGGAGTTTTAATAGGTATAAATGCCTTGGTGCCATCATCCAGTATTGGAGCAGTTGCTTTCTCTCCAGCTGCAATCTTAGCTTTATAGTCCAGTAACTTCAGTGGCTCAATACCTGTACCTTGTGGGTTCAGACCATAGTGCTCACTAGAAGACATAATCTCCTTGTTAATAACTTCGAACTCAATTGCTGCTTCCTGATTGGTACGCAGTTTTAATAACACTGACTGTAACTTCTCAGTAGATTGGTTTTTAAAATGGGCTTGTATTCTAGATGTAGCACTACCAATACTTTCAGCCCATGATTCAGGTGTATGATAACCACCATTAGCAAAAGATACAAGTCCAGGTCCTGAGCCATATCTGTTAGTTTGCAACAGTACATCATCCCCTGGATGCCAGAGCTGGGTAAATAGTTCTTCACTACCAAGAGTTTTAGCCACGACAGTATCAATACCTTGACGGTATGCTTTCTGTTGTGCTTTAATGTAAGCCATGCCAGCTACTTCCATACCATCAGCAAGTTGTGTTTTAGTGTCATACATAACTTTAGCATAGGTAGGATTAGTGCCATACTCTTGGAGCTTCTGTTCCTTGTTGTAAATATTGTTATCGTCCAGATACTTAGCATAGTCACGCTTCTCAGCCTGTCTAGCGAACAGATCTTTCTCAGGGTAGAGTACATTGCTCTCACCTTCCACTAATGCTGTCTTAGTATTGGACATCTTAGCAATCATCTCACTAGAGATCTTATTACCAGCATCATCAAGCCCATTGTTAAGGGCTGCCTTAAGCATGAGAGTTTCATTGACTTGTTGCTTTGCTAGTTGCAGATGCTTTACAACATCAGCACTAGACATAGGAATGATTGACTTATCTCTGCCTACAAGATTGATACCAATATTACCCTCAGCACCGAATGCTACTTTCTCAAGCATAGGGATATCGAACTCACCAATCTTCATGCCTTCTACTATTGGAGCCTTATCAGCTGCTAAGTATCGGAGTTCAACAGCATGATGATTACCAAGATGCTCAGTAACATCGAACACTTCATTCATCTTAACAGGATTCTTATCTACGAGCTTCATCACAGCTGCCCTATCAGGAAGCGTATCAGCTATGCTAAGTAATGTTGGAGGTTCAAATGATACAGCGCCAGCACCATCACCTGAGAGTTTAATATACCCAGTCTTGAATGGCACAGGAGTAGCAGTAGGTGCTGCACCTTCCATACCATTCTTGATCCACTTAGCTGCCATCTTCTCCATATCCTTGGCATGTCTTGCTATCTCCATCTCACCTTTAGTAAGTACATTGACTCTACTAAACTCAGTGACATGAGTCATATTAGCCATGACTTGATTACCATCCATAGTCTGAATGTAATCTGCAAGATAGTTACCTAACTCATTATCTCCGCCAGAGATTTTAACAAGACTAGTGCGGTTCTCATTGAGGGCAGTTCTAACTGTATCAATTCTCATACGGTTAAACTTACCAGATAAGTTCTCAGCTACACCGACAGCATCTCTGGAAGATATATCCTTCATCAGACCTTGTGCAGCTGTGAAGCTACCATCTAAGATCTCATTAGCAAGAGGTGCAGCAGGCATGTCAGCTAGATGTGACTGGCGTACAATAACCTTCTGAGCTTCTGATAGCCCATCTAAGATTGCTGTATTGGTGAATAGTTTTTCAGCTGGATTAAGAGATAGTACTTTCTTCTTAATGGAACCTAGTGTACTAGCATGTGTGAAAGCTCCACCAATTACACCACCTACACCTGCACCTACCATGATATTCTTAGCAATGTCCCAGCCATCAGCATCTTCTAACACTGGAGACTTAAACATAGTTGCAGCCACAGCTACCTCAAATGCAGTAGCTTCTAATGCAGCTTGTCCATACCCTGCTGCTACTGCTTTAAGTGTATTTGCAGAAGTAGCTGAGAATGTGGCAGCGGAAGTTGCAATCTCTGTGGCAGCTAAGGATCTGTAAGCATCAACACTTGGAGTTAACAATCCTGTAGCTCTGGATAAGTTCTTACCTATCATGCCACTAGCACTTGCACCCTTCAATGCCTTCTGCCCAGCATTAAGTAACTTCACACCACCAATACCTGGAATGATAGAAGTCATGATGAAGCCTGCCATATCAGCAGACTCGCGGTTCTGTTGGTAGTAAGCACCAAGGTCACTGTCTAAGGCAGCAAGCTGTGTATGCACATCATTCTCTTTTAGATCTGCACCTAGCCAGTTACCAACAGCGACACCAGTATTATAGAAGCTATTGATTCCAGAAGCAACGCCAGCTACTACCATCTTGGCGCCATTACCTAGAGCTGTGCCCCAAGTAGTAGGATCAGTTACAGCCCAGTTACCATTACCATAGTTATGGGAGTCTGCTGCATATTGGTAGTTAGCATACTTATTAACAGCTCCAGGACTAGAGTCATAATTG